CAGCGGCAGCGGTGTCTGGCGATTGAGGCGGACTTCATCGTGGAAGAGTGCAACCCGCACGGGGATCGGCTGTGACGAAGTTGGTCTGCCGCCTGCTCGACGCGGAGAACCGTTTACTGGGCTGGTGCGCGCATGAAGCCGCGATTGCCGGTGATGGGTTCTTGCGTGCGGCCGGGCCAGTGGTGCTCACCGTTGACGTGAGTGGCGATCCGACCGAGGTGTCGATTCACTGGGCGGATCTGAACGTGGAGACGCGCGTGCCATTTCCGAAGACGCGCGTGTTAGACCGGATGCAACTCACCCTCTTTCAGCCGAACAGCCCGATGCTGCATGTGGGCGAGCCGCCGAAGCGACGTTTGCCTCCCGTGAGTACGCGGTGTGGGGCATCGATTCCTGTGCCGGTGGGTCAGGTGGGGTCGATGGGCTATGCCTAGCGTCCTCTTCCGCAACCGGCTCGATCCGAACCTGCCCGTATTGCGCACGATGGGCCGGGGCGTCGTGTCGCATACGGGCTATGCCTCCACTCCCACGGTGCCTGTGGCTGCAGCGACGCTGTGGGTCAATGCCTCAACCGGGAATGACAACCTGACGCGCGCACAAGTGCGGGCGGGTGGTGGGTCGCTGGCGTGGGCGACGATCGGCAGGGCAGTGTGGGGATCCAACGACAGAAATAATCCAGTGGCTCTCGAAGCAGCGGATGCGGGCGATACCGTCCTGATCGCCGCGGGCACCTACGGATCGAGCGTGCAGTTGAACGATCGGCTCGGGGTGCTCTACAACTGCGTCAACAACGGGACCGTGGGCAATCCCATCACCTTCACGGCGAACGGCGATGTGCGGATCGCCGCACACGCGCTGAACGCGGGCGTCATCGGGTCGGTCGCGGGCGAATACATCAAGTGGTACGCAGACCGGGTGACCGGGACGTTTCTGATTACCTGCGACGGTCGGTTCACGAGTAGCCCTGTCAGCATCACCGGCAGTTCCGCCTCTAGTGGCGTGCTGACGATCACGGCACCGAATCATGGCCTGACCAACGGGCAAGTGGTCCTCATTCGCAATCACGCCTCAACGCCAGCCTTCCCCACTGGGGTCGGGAACGACACCCCTGTCACGGCCACCTTGGTCAACGCCAACACGTTCTCAGTGGCCGATCGGACCTACACGGCGGGCGGTGGGGCTACCGGGGACATCAGACCGTTCTACGACACCAAGGCCGACACGACGGTTGTGAACACCACCCCGGATACAGCCCCTATCGTGCTGGTCGGGTCGGAAAACTGTTGGTTTGAGGGGTTCGATATTGACGGTGGGTCGCAAACGGACTATGCAGACAACTGGTCCGCGTTCCGGCTGGAGGGCACGCTCAACACAACGATTCGGAACTGCCTGATCGAGAACTTCCACAATATGTCGCTCTCCACCAACGGGTCAGGGATCAAGCACTACTCGTCGCAGGGCACGCTGGTGGAGTTCTGCACCATCAATAACACCGGCTCAGGGTTCAGCATCAAGGACAACGATGCGCTGACCTACGAGAACGGCTCGTACCTCTTCCGGCGCTGCCTCATCACGGATGTTGTCTCTGCGTTTTCGTGGTCGCAGACGGATGAACCCGGTGCTGGGGACATTACCGAGTGTCTCTGTACCGGCGACGGCACCGGGGACGCGTTGTTCATGACGGGCGGGGACATGAACAATGAGCGCGTCTTTAACTGCACGTTTGTCGGGTTCCGCGATGCGATCTACATCTCAACGCCACAATCGTGGAATGGTGTCAAAATCTGGAACAACATCTTCGCCAGCTCGTCGTCAAGAAGCATCGAATACGAAGGACAAACGTGTCCTGCGGCGACGTTGTGCAGCTATCAGCACAACGTCTATCAGCAGACCGGCAGCTTCTACGCCGGGAGCGATGGGGCGCGGACGTTTAGTAGTTTCAACGCGGCCTATCCCAGCCAGCACGCGCTCTCCCCCGTGGCGGTGTCGGCGGATCCGCTGTTTGTCGGGGGCGGGAGCTATCTCCTGCAGGCGAGCAGTCCGGCCAAAAATCTCGGCAGGCACCCGGATACGTCCGCGGTCGTTGACGCGGGCTGTTATCCCAGCGGTGTCGAAACCACGATCGGGCTGGAGAACTAATGGCGGCCACTCTGCGCGTACAGAACACGGGCGCGGTCGCGGTCGGCAATACGGGTAACTGCTCACTTGTTGGCGTGCAATCGGGTGACCTGATTGTCCTCGTCTTCCGCGAGGAGAACGGCAACCCGATGGGCACGCCCTCAAGCGACCTCGATGGCAACCTGACGCTCGCGATCAGCAGGAATGGTACCTCCGGGGCGGCACACGCGGCGATCTGGTTCCGCAAGAACTGCCAGACGGGCACGCACGTGATCACGGTGCCGACCAATGGTGGCAACACGACGTACGACTGGAACGCGAGTGCCTGGGGCGGCTGTGTGACCACCGGGACCGAGGACACCGAGAACGAGAATGGAGGGTCAAGTACGACGACCCTCAATCATGGGTCGATTACACCCTCCGCGTCGGCGCTGGTGATTGCGTGCTTGGGCTGCTCGCCTGACAACGGTGGCGAAACGCCAGGGGCCGACGGCATGACCGCGCTGGACATCAACGGCAGCGCCTCTGCCGGCAGGCAGTATTACCAGTACAAGGTGTCTCAGACGGCGGCGATTGACGGGGACCTCACGACCAGTAGTAGCGTGACCTACGACGCGGTGATCGCGGCATTCCTCGAGACCGCATCCTCGCCGGTGACGATTGAGCCCGGAGTTGGTTCGCAGCCCCATACCGGGCAGCAGGTGACGTGTGGCCTGGGTATCGGGATGCCTGACGTGCCGTAATGGCTGACATCTCCCTTCCCGCCGGGCAAATCAACATCAAGGGGCCACAGCAGCCCGACGTGGTGAATCGCTGGTTTGCCACGACCACGGGGATTGTCTTTACTGGCCTGGTCCTGACGCTGGGCATCGGGATTGATGTCCCGGCTGGGGCGCTCGTCCACACGGGCTACGCGGTCACGGAGGATTCATCCTTTTCAAATCCTGGGCGGATGGTGTGGCAAGGCCTGACGCCCAGCCTCGCGATTCAGAACACGCAGGTCACGGTCACGCCTGGTGCTGGGGCACTGACCCTCACGGGCCTCGCGCCTGCGCTGCGTATTGGCGACATCGCGTTCGACCTGCCCGCGGGCCAGATTGTCATCAAAGGCCCGGCGAGGCCGCAGGCGTTCTTTGCGATGCCGGTGGGCTCGCTGGTCTACACCGGGCACGTGCTGGTGGCGCTGGTCGATACCCCCGGTGCGGCGCTGACGATTCCGGCTGGCTCGCTCGTCTTCACGGGTCAGGCGCCGGTGCGGATCGTCAACCAGGATCTCGCGATCCCGGTTGGGTCACTGGTGCTCACGGGTGGGTATGTCGGCGTGCAGTTCATGCAGCCGGCGGCCGGCTCGCTGCAGTTCACGGGCCACGCCCCATCACTGGCGGCGCAGACGTACTTGATTCCGGTCCCACGAGGCCGCATCGAGTGGGGGCAGGCGGTCCTCGTCCCCACGGTGTTCCAGGCGCACATCCGTGCGCTGGGCGCTGGGCAGGTCGTCCTCACAGGCGAAGAGCTGAACGTCTCCACGCCGGGCACCATTGTGTTGCCCACGGGGGCATTGGCGCTCACGGGCCAAGCGTTGACGATCGATTGGGGAACAGGCATTCCAAAGGGCTCATTGGTGTTCACGGGTCATGCGCTCTCGTTCCCAGCCACCAGCGTGGTGCACGAGATCGACGGCCGCGGCAGCTTTGCGCGGAAGATTTACGGACGAGCCTCGAGCACGACGGGCTCCAGTGGGCGAGGGTCATTGTGATCACGTTCAACATCGATGAAGACGACGATTTCTTCGTGGGCGAGGACAAGAGCCTGATTGTCACGGTGTATCAGCAGGACAAGCGTACCCTGCAGAACATCACGAGCTGGTCGCTCAGTTGGATGCTCAAGGAGCACCTGAGCGATGCCGACAACGTCGCGCTGCTGACCAAGACCACGAGCTCGGGCATTACGCTGACCACGCCCACCTCAGGCGTGTGCACGGTGAGCATCGCGGACACGGACACGGACAGCATCGTCCCGGGTCGTTACTATCACGAGCTCAAGCGCACGGATGCGGGAAACGAAACGGTCCTGAGCCACGGACGTTGCGTGCTCAGGCGGGGCGTGCACCGGTCATGATGTTCACGATGGGCGTTGTCGTCGCCGTGGTGATCACACTCGCTGCCGGACTCGCGTATGCCGTGGTCGTTGGCGTCGCGTGGGCATGCTGGCAGGTTCAACGCTGGCACTGGCAGAGGTCGCGCGTGACCACAACAACATCACTGGATGATTCGGTGACGTGGCTTGGCAGCGATGGCACGGTCCGCCGGTGTTCAACGCGCACATGGTGGCAGATTCGCTGAGCAGTGACATGGCTGACCCGCAGACCTTCATCGACTACGAGTTCCACATGGACACCGGTGACGTCATCGCCATCAGCCAGCAGGATGGCCGCGACACCGTCGAGTATGCCGAGGACGGCTCACGGACTACATTCAATGTGCTGACCGACAAGGACTTAACGGATACATGGGTCATCGTGAACGCCAAAATCGCGTGGGTCAAGCGCACCACACGCACGGTCAAGCCAGAGCCGCAAGTAGAGCGCAGGTAGAACCGCACCATGCGAGGCAGAAAAACCGGCGGCCGGATCGCAGGCACCCCCAATAAACGCACGCCAGAGTTCCGCGAGTTCGTCCAGCGCCTCCTCGGTCCACCCTCAGGACCCTACTGGAAAAAGGTCCAAGCCAAACTCGAAGCCGGCGAACTCCACCCCAGCTTGGAAGGCAAATTATGGGCCTACGCCCACGGAGAGCCAGACTCAGGCAGAACCGCCAGCACAGGTATCACCGTCAACCTCGGCTTCATGACCACAACCACACCAGAGGCGATCGCCCTCACCATCGACAGCCAACCCATCACCAGAACCACACTCGACAACATACAAAACATGCCGCCGGCGACTCGGGTTGCGATTTCTGATGGGCGAACTGACGATGAGCCTGGTTAACGTAATCAACTATTATGCGACGTAAGATGTTGATTTAGCTGGACTTTGCACAGGTTAACCCATTGACATCGACAGGCGAAAGCGAAGCACGCGAGGCGAAAGGGGCTGGCGAATCCAGGGCCAGCACTCTCCACATCAGACATCCGCAACCGATCTCCGGCCGGCTGGAATGCGCTGACAGGGCAGGTTCTGAATATCACTTACGGGAACTGTCCGGAATTGGGATTAGCGAAAACATTGAGGAAAAATGCGAAGTGTCCACGGGTGGGAGAAAGCGCCTGTGGCTGTAAGTGTGCGGAGTGGGGTGTTTGTGGGGATCTCGACGGCGGAGGCGCCGCGGTATAGCGAGTTCTGGGTGGGTGTGTTGGGGTTGCGGGGCGTGGCGGAGGTGCGGATTGCGCACGGGACGAATGTCGCGGCGAACCGGAATGTGCTGACGGAGGCGTTTCTGGCGAGTGGGCGGGAGTGGGTGTTCTTCGCGGATGACGATCAGGTGTTTCGGCCGGACACGGTGGTGCGGTTGGTGGGGCATGGGGTGCCGGTGGTGTCTGGGCTGTATGTGTCGCGGCGGGTGCCGTTTCTGGGGCATGTGTTTGCGGGCGAGCGGAATGCGCATGGGGAGGCGCTGCGGCTGCGGTTGACGGGGGGGCACCGCGGGCGGGGGCCGGGGGCGGCGCCGGGGGCGGGGGCGTTGCTGGTGCATCGGCGGGTGGTGGAGGCGCTCGAGCCGCCGTATTGGCGACTGGGGCAGATCCAGCCGGAGGCGTGGGGGGACGACATTGATTTGTGTCGGCGGGTGCGGGCGGCGGGGTTTGAGATTGTGGTGGACGTGGAGACGTGGGTAGGGCACAAGCGATCGGTGACGCTCTGGCCGACGCGGACGGCGGAGGGGTGGGGGACGTCGATTGTGGCGGAGCAGTGGGAGATCGGACGGATCCCGGTACCGGATGCCTAGTCCGCTGGCGTTCACGGTGAATGGGGAGGTGTTTTACGACCCGCATCCGGGGCGGCAGGCGGAGATTCTGGCGTTATTGCGGCGGCGGGTCGCGACGGAGGAGGCGGCGCCGCGGAACGTGTTCATTCGGGGGAATCGGGGTGGGGGGAAGAGCCGGTTGGTGCGGGCGTTTCTGCATGCGTGTGCGTTGGCGTTTCCGGGGTTCAAGTATGTGGTGGTGCGGCGGAACATGCCGGACTTGAACAGCAACCATTTGATTTACCTGGACGGGGAGATGCGGCGGTTGGGTGGGGACTATGTGCAGACGCCGTTCCCGACGTGCCGGTATCGGAATGGGAGCCTGGGGTTTTACCGGCAGTGTGAGGACTTGAAGGACGTCGAGAAGATCGTCGGGTCGGAGGCGGCGGTGCACTTTGTGGATGAGGCGCCGCAGATTGCGTGGGAGCAGTTGCGGACGATGGCGCCGTCGCTGCGGGTGCCGAAGTTGGCGGATGGGCGGCAGCCGTACCGGACGATGTCGATTTACGGCGGGAACCCGATTGGGGAATCGATTGAGGAGTTGGACCGGTATTGCGTCGAGAAGGACGTGAGCCGGGAGGACGACCCGGAGTATGACCCGGCGGATTGGGCGACGGTGGAGCTCAAGCTGGAGGACAACCCGTCGTTGGATCCGGTGGAGTACCGGAAGCAGTTTGCGGGGGTGCCGGCGCATTTCCGGGCGGCGTGGGTGGATGGGGTCCGGATGGACGCGCGGACCTTGTTCCAGGTGCAGAAGACGAAGGACGGGCAGCCGTATCACTACATCCAGGAGTTGCCGAAGGTGGCCGGGGTGCCGCTGCTGAAGGTGCCGTGGCTGCAGGTGTATCGGGCGTTTGACATGGGGTTTTTCCCGGATCCGGCGGTGTGTGTCTGGCTGGCCGTGGTGGGGAAGCGGATTATCGCGATTCACGAGGGGACGTGGTTCAAGACGGTCGCCAAGGATTTGGCGGCGAAGTTGATCGAGACGCAGCGGGAGCTCGTGGGGGAGACGCCGTGTGTCATGACCTATGTGGACCCGCAGATTGACGTCCGGACGGGCTCGGATACGGTGACGGTGATGGATACCTTGGAGATGGCCGGGGTGCCGTGCGAGGCGTCGATCAATGACCGGGTGCTGTATGCGGACGCGATTCATGGGTTGCTCGGGGAGGAAGTCGAGCCGGGGGTGCCGCGGTTTCAGGTGTATGAGCCGGGGTGCCCGATGCTGGCGCGGTATCTCCCCAAGATGCGGTGGGACGAAAAGAACCCGCGGAAGATGGCGGATCACCGGTGGGACCACTGGATTGTGGCGCTGGCGTATTTCGCGATCTCGAGCGGCGTGTTGGCGATGAGCAGTGAGAGTCGATCGGCGGCGGAGCCGATCTGGATGCAGTGGATGCGCGAGGCCGACGGGCGTCCGCGCGGGAGAGCACGAGCATGAGTGGCGCACCTGAACAATCAACACCCATGAGCACGTCCGACATCGTCGCCGATGTCGTGGAGACGTCCGAGCGTACCGAGAGCGTGCCGGAGTCCTCGACACCGGAGCCGACCAGTACCCCGACTGAACCTGCCCCAGAACCGAGCGCGGCGGCGAAGTTTCTGATCGCCCAAGGGCACAAGATGGGCAAGCGCCCGGACGGCAAGACCGACCTGGCATGGCTGCCGTTCACCACGATCGAGAAGGCCCTCGACCGGTATCTCGATCAGCACCGGACAACCTGGACCAGTGAGCGGACCTCGCTGGCCGGCGAGCGCGACACGCTCAAGCAGCAGATCGACGCGCTGCGCGAGATGGCGGCACGGGACCCGAAGGCGTTTCTGACGGACCTGGCCAGCGTCTATCCGCAGTATCAGACGTTTCTGCAGCCGCAGCCGGCGCCGCAGGCCCAATCGCGCCCGGATCCTGACATCGATCTCGGGAACGGGCATCGCACCTACTCGCCGGATGGCTTGGCGAAACTGCTCGAGTGGCAGGTCGCGCAGATCGAGGCGAAGTACGAAGGCAAGCGCCAGCAGGAGACGCAGAGCGCGCAGGAACGCGAGCGCGCTCTGCAGAAGATCCACGAACGGTCGCAGGCCCAGATGACCGAGGCGCAATCGTGGCCCCTGTTTGGAACGTTCGCGGCCGATGGGTCGCTGACGCCGTTTCAGGAGGAGGTCTTGACGGCGCTCAAAGCGGACAAATCGCTGGATCTGCGCGGGGCCTATATGAAGGTGGCGATGCCGCGGCTGCTCGAGGACGACGCGAAGAAGCGCGAACGCTGGGCGGCGGAAGTGAACGCGGCCCCGAAATCGACCTCGGTCCCGCGCACCGATGGCATCCCCCAGAACACGGGCAAGCCGCGGGAGACGCGCGACGTCGTCCGGAGCGTGATCGAGTCCTTGGAACGTCAAAGGTCTTGACGTCGTCAAGGCCTTGACGGATACTCGACCGTAGCACGTTCGTAGGGGTACCTGCCTGCCCCTCATCAGCAGGGTTTTTGGCTCTCCTGGGCCTCACTCAGGACACCGACAACCCGTTTCTTCCTGATGAGGGCATATGGCAGTTCCATTTACCCAACTCGTGGCCTCCACCTTCGATGCGGTGGCCAACGAGAAGAACAAGGCGGCCGACCAGTGGTCGGATTCGTCCTTCCTGAATCACCTCGAGAAAAAGGGCGGGGTCAAGCGCATCGCGGGCGGCGCCACGCTGCAGATGTCGCTCGACTACCGCGTGAACTCCGGCGCGGATTTCCTCGCGACGGACATCACCCCGACCTCCACCAGCAAGACCGACATCCTGACGGCGACCGGCCCGTCGTGGGCCACGCTCGTGGTGCCGACGAACTGGACGTTCACGGATGAGGCACTGAACTCCGACACCAACCAGAAGGTCGATCTGCTGACCTCGCTGGCCGACAACGCGATGACCTCGCACGATTACACGATCGAGGCGGGGATGTTCGCGTCAGCCGCAACGGACGGCTTTGCCACCTTCGAAGAGCTGTTCACGGAGAACGGCGAAGGCACCGTGCAGGGCATCGTCTCCGGCACGGAAACGTGGTGGAAGAACCAGTTTCTCGATTGGGACACGCACACGGGCGCGACCCTGCTCGCGGACTACAACACGCTGTACTTCCGCTGCGCGAAGGGATCGGACGGGCGTCAGCCGAACGTGGTCGTCACGAACTCCACGCTGTACGGCGCGTTCCTCGGTGCGAACCAGGCCAATCAGCGGTTCCTCGAGGCCACCGGCACCACGCTGAAGTACGTCAAGTTGATGAACGCCGACTTTATCTATTCGGCGGCCATCACCACGTCGCAGGATTCCGCGTGGATGTTCAACACCAATGACACGGCGCTCTTCGTCGTGAACAACGCCTTCCGCAAGCGGCGCGATCCGATCGACTTCTCGGCCGCAGCCATGGTCAACATGAAACTCTTCTCAGTGCTCCAGCTCGCGACCCGTAACCGGTCGCGCGGCGGGAAGCTCTTCACGTAGGGGGACGACATGGCTGTCTGTGTTGACTCGCATCCTGCGGCCGGCGCGCACGACGAGGTGCATACCTCGCAACTCAATCCGCTCGGGGCCGTCCGGCTGTTTTCGGATGGCAACTACTACATTTACCTAAAGGGCGTCACCAGTTGCGCGGACGGCCTGACGGTGGTGTATCAGCCCGGTGTGTGGACGGCGGTCCTGATCGCCACCACCGTCAAGGGCAGCGTCGCGATCGCGCAGTCGGCGGTCGATGCGTCCACCAAGTACGGGTGGTTCCTGCACATCGGGTCGGACGTCATCACCGTGCGGACCGCGTGCACGTCCAACACGGCGCTCTTCGCGGGCGGCGTGGCGGGCTACGTGGACGTCGCCGCGGTGAAGGGCGACCAGATCATGAACCTGTGGATCCGCAACGCGGCCGGCGCGGTCGGCTCCGCACAGGTCCAGATCGATCGCGCGTTCATCGGGCAGTCGAACGAGTCCGTTGGATGAAGAGCGTCATCATGGGGGGCTACCGCCATACGGTGGAGTCCCCCAGATACCACTTTCCCGAGGCCGAGCTCTGGCTGCAATCCACGAGTGCGCGGGCGTGGGACTGGATTCTCTACGACTGGTCGCGGTGGTTTGACATCCACACGATCGAGCCGCAATCGTTCTACCCCGGTATCAAAGCCATGCGGCCGGATGTGCTGTCGTGGTACCACAAGCAGGGGAGCGAGCGGCCGATCTACTTCACAACGACGTACCCGAACATCCTCGCGAGCCGCGCCTATCCGATCGACCAGATGATCGCGGAGTTCGGCCCCGGGTATTTCGGGTGCCAGCTCGATTACATGGCGGCGCTCGCGCTCAGCGAAGGCTTCGACCGCTGGATTCTGTACGGCATCGGGCAACCGTACGTGACGGATCGCACCGGACCGCAGGCGGCGAAGTGGTACCACTACCACTCGACCTTCCTGCACTGGCTGCGGCTCGCGAATGCGCGCGGCGTGGAAATTCTGTTCGATACGCCCGCATCGAACCTGATCACGCCCGCGATGGTGCTGGACAGGGACCAGTACCCGACCCCGGCGCCGAACCCGCTGCGCTACGGCTACGACATGGGCATCGAGCGGACCGCGGCGGCGCAGGTCGATGGGTACGCGTACGCACACCAGTGACGGAGGACGACATGGCGAAGAGGGACGAGGACGGCGCGAGCGATATGACGTCGCTCGGGCAGATCATCGGGCAGGCGGTGGCGCAGGGTATCGCCCAGATCGCCCCACGCAAAGAGATGCGCGAAGGCGATCCGGAGTACGTGGCGCACCTGGCGTCATCGGGGTGGTACGACACCTTCGAACATCCGGTGTTCCAGAACGGCTACGAAGCCGAGGCCCGCGGCCTGTCCGCCGAGGTCCGGCATCGGGCCAGCCATCTAGAGGCCGGCACGTACATCAAAGGCCGTGTCCGCGTGGAAGTCGTGCAGGATCGCGTGTTCCTGAACTACCCGACCAAGGGCGACGCGATGCTGATCAACCGGGATTACTGGCGAGACTTCCCGGATCTCATCAATCAAATCTGGGCCGAGATGCAGGCGAAGGTCGCAGCGTAGTGCATGGCCGACGAGCAGCAGGCGACCTCCGATCCGTGGGCGTCGTGGCGCAGTCGCATTCAGGCGTCACGCCGTCAACGTGAAGACCGGATCGCGGTCTGGCGTGAAAACGTCGATCGCCGCAAGGGAGAACCACGCTCAGGCTCCGGCCAGACCACGACGCGCGTCAACAAAGACTGGTCACTGACCAAAGCCAAGTGCGCGCAGCTCTACTCGCAGACCCCCGAGATTCGCCTCACGCCTCGAGAGGGAGCCCCGCCTCCCATCGTGCAGGCCGTTCCCGGCTTCGGGCGACGGCTGAACGACACGCTCAAGGGCATGACGGTCGGCGACACCATCGGGGAGTGTCTGGTGGATGTGATCAACGCCTCCGGCATCGGGGGCGTGATCATCTCCTGCGAAAAGCTCACCGAAGTGCGGGAGGTGCCCGCCATCGATCCACAAATGGCGGCGATGAGCGGCATGCTGGACGTGCCGACCATGCCCGTGCAGGCGATTACGGATGTCGCGTATCTCTCCGATCGCGTGAGTCCGGGCGATCTCCTGGTGCCGTCCGACTTCACCGGCAGCAACTACGACCACGCGCGGTGGTTGGGCCATGACGGGCGGATGACGTGGCCGCAGGGCAAACAGAAGCTCAAGCTGACCGAGGAGCAGAAGGAAAAGGTGCTCAGCGGGGATCTGCGCCGGCGGAACAACGAGCAGACGTTGAACACGGACACCAACGCCTTTCACGATGGCGAGTACGTCCACTTTACCCAGCTCTTTTACTGGCGGCACTACTACCACGAAGAGGAAACCAACTTCTACGCGCTGCAGCGGATGGTGTTTGTGGACGGGCTCGAGGAGCCGGTCATCAACGAGGAGTATCAGGGGCAGGCGCGGCAGCCGGACGGG